CCATAGGTTCTACATTTGAGTCTAACTTCATGTCTATTGTAGACGGAACCAAATCTGTAGCAGACGCATTTAAGGCAATGGCAGCAGATATTGTTGCTCACTTGTTTAAGGTTCTGGTAGTACAATCTGCAATCAGAAATATGGGCGGTATGATGGCGATGGCTGGTGGTCCAATGGGAGCTATAGGTGGAGCCTTAATGTCGTATGGCAGTGCTGACGGTAATGTCTTTAATAATGGTAATGCCGTACCTTACGCTGATGGCGGTGTAGTAAACGTCCCTACTTACTTTCCTATGAATGATGGTCGCACAGGTCTTATGGGTGAAGCTGGGCCAGAGGCTATTATGCCACTCAGACGTGGCAAGAACGGTAAGCTAGGCGTACAGGTAGAGGGCGGTCGTGGTGACGTTATCATCCACCAGAGCTTTAACTTTCAAGCTAATGGTGACGAGAGTGTTAAAAAGATCATAGCACAACAAGCCCCAGCTATCGCTAACATGACTAAGAGCAAAATACTAGAAGATCGCCGCAGGGGTGGTCAGACTAGACAGGCATTTGGGTAAGGATTAAAATAGATGGCACTAAAGACTGCACCAACTGACATAGGATTTGCACAGATAACTTTTAGTGCTACGAATGCTGTTGCTACCTCTCAGTCACCCTTTACCTACAAACAACAGGTGGTGCAACACGTAGGGCAAGCATGGAAAGCCTCAGTTACCATACCACCTGTTAGAAGAGACTTAGCTGAACCTTGGATAGCCTTCTTGTTGTCGTTACAGGGACCAGTGCACACCTTTCTTTTAGGTGACCCTAACTGCACAGAGCCTAGAGGTACGGCTACTAACAGCTCTATGACAGCTACAGGTAGCGTAGATGCCTCTTCTGTCACTTTAACTATCTCTGACGGAACAACTCTTAAAGCTGGTGACTACATACAACTAGGAACAGCCAGTACATCTAAGCTGCATAAAGTACTAACAGATGTATCAGCTACAGGGGTAGTGGATATATGGCCTAACCTCAAGGACACTTACTCTGCTGCTGCTGTAACTGTAGACAATGCCAAGGGTGTATTTAGGTTAGCAAGTAACGTACAAGAGTGGCAGATAGGAGACTCTAGTAGCTACGGTATCTCCTTTGAGGCTAACGAGGTAATTGTGTAATGAGCAGAAGCTTACCCTCAGTAGTACTTAACGCCTTAGATGACGAGGTAATCAACCCGTTCTTTGCTGTAGAACTTTTGTTTGACAGCCCTAACGAAATCAGGCTGTGGACAGGGGTTGGAGACCTTTCCTACGGAGGGTATACTTGGACCGGCTCAGGTACTCTTATGGCTATCTCCGCTGTCGAAGAAGGGTCAGACTTAGCTGTCAAAGGTGCTACTTTAACCTTTAGCGGCATTACAGCAGACTTACTATCCGCCGCTCTCGCAGAACCTTATCAAGGGCGTGTGTGTAATATTTATCTAGGTATAAATCCAGATGTTCCCGATCTGACTTCTATAACAGAGTTGTTTTCTGGGTATATGGATCAGATGAATATAACAGAAGGTCCAGAAGAGGCTTCTATAGAGTTATCTGTAGAAAATAAACTAATAGATTTAGAAAGACCTAGAATAGCTAGGTACACTTCTTCTTATCAAAAGTCAGTATATCCCGGAGACCTTGGCCTAGATTTTATAGAAGACCTACAAGACAAAGAGATAGTCTGGGGAAAGACAGTTGGCTGATGTTAGTTTTCAACAGGAGTTTCTATGTCAGACCAGAGAAGAGTGTATACCTTTAATAGAAAGTCATTGGGAAGAGGTAGCAGTCAACAAAGACCACATAAAGCTAAACCCTGATTGGGAAGCCTATGAAAAGTTAGAAGAGCTAGGGGTGTTGACCATCTTTACTGCAAGACACTTTGGTAAACTTGTAGGTTACTTTGTAGTCATAGTACAAAGTAATATTCACTATAAGGATCATGTGTTTGCTTCTAATGACATAATATACCTTCACCCAGACTATCGAAAAGGCTTGACAGGCGTTAAGTTAATAAAATTTGCAGAGAAGTGTCTTATACAAGATGGGGTATCAGTGATGGTAATAAACACTAAGGTTAAAAACCCTTTTGACCCTGTTCTTGAAAGGTTAGGTTTTAACCTGACAGAAAGGGTCTATTCTAAGTATCTAGGAGGTAACTGTTAATGGCTGTTGCTGCTGCCCTTTATGCAAATGCGGCTTATGCAGGCGCCGCTATCTACGCTGCTACAACTGTTCTAACCTATGTCGCCGTTGCCGCTGTAACCTCTGTCGTACTAAGGGCGCTTATGCCCACTCCTGCTATGCCTTCTTTTGGTGGAGGTAATAAAAAGAATAGGGGATACAATGTAACACAGTCAGGTTCAGCCTTAGACCACCAAATCATCTACGGTAAGATGAAGACCGCTGGTGTTAGAGTATTTGATGGTACTACAGGTACAGATAACAAAAAACTACACAGGGTTTTAGCTTTTGCTGGACATGAGATAGAGTCCTTTGAAGAGATATACATTAACGATGAAGTGGCAACTATAAACAGTAGTGGTAATGTTACCTCTCCTAGTCGTTATAGTGGGCTAGTCACAATCAAAAAACACTTAGGTACATCTACTCAAGCTGCCGATAGTGACCTTGTTTCTAACGTGTCTGCTTGGACAGCGAACCACAGACTTCGTGGTATTGCTTATTTGTACTGTAAGTTTACATATGATGCAGACGCCTTCCCTAATGGTGTACCAGAAATTACTGCTGTAATTAAGGGTAAGAAGTTATACGATCCTAGAACCTCAACTACTGCTTGGTCTGATAACCCTGCCCTGTGCGTAAGGGACTACCTAAAATCTTCTGGATATGGTCTGGGGGAGGCTACAGCTAATATAGACGACACAACTTTTACTACTGCTGCTAATATCTGTGATCAAACTAACACAGATGCTGGTACAACACGTTACACAATGAACGGTGCTTTTACTACCGCAGTTAATCCTGTGGACTTTCTACAGGATGCTATAACCTCTATGGGGGCAACTCTGTGGTACAATCAAGGTGAGTGGAAAGTAAAAGCCGCAGCATGGACAGCAGCAACAGTCAGTTTTGACGAGAATGATCTTAGGTCTGGAATAAGTTTAGCTACTAGGAACTCTCGTAGAGACAACTTTAACAGTGTGAATGGAACATTTAGAGGCTCCGAGAGTAATTGGCAGGTAACGGATTTTCCTCCTGTTACTAATGCTGCTTTTGTTACTGCTGACGGGGGTCAAGAATCTTCCCTTGACTTAGACCTCTCTTTTACTGATAATTCTGTAGAGGCTAGAAGGTTAGCTAGGATAGTCTTAGAAAGAAACAGGCAACAACTTACTGTAGAAGCCTCTTTTGGTCTCAGAGCTCTTCAAGTTCAAACAGGCGATAATATTTACTTAACTAACACTAGACTTGGTTGGACTAATAAAGAATTTGAGGTTATGTCATGGAGCTTTGCATCTGTAGACCAGTATGACCTACAGGTTAACATGGTACTTAAAGAAATATCTGAGAGTGTCTTTGATGAAGTTGACGATGGCATAGTCTACGAAAGAGATAATACTACCCTGTTGTCTGCCTTTACAGTGCCTAGTTTAGCTATGACTGTTGGGTCAGAATTAAGAAGAGTTAAAGGTAAGACCCTTGGGGTTTTGACTGTTGACCTCGTAAACAATAGTAACATCATGGATGTAGCAGAGGTACAATATAGAAAGACAGGGGATACTAACTACACCTCTATCGCAATAGTAGGGGCTTTTGTAGGGACAGAACGTGTAGAGGTTGTAGGCATAGAAGATGGTAGGTACGACATAAGGTCGAGGCCCACTAACTCTTTAGGTGTTCACGGTGCATATACTGAACTGTCTAATCAGCTTATAGAACCTTTAGGCTCACCACCAGCAGATGTGACTAATTTTACAGGGAACCTTGTAGGCTCTAACCTGTACTTAACTTGGACACCTGTACCTGACCTAGACTTAGCACACTATATCATCCGATATTCACAGTCCACTCAGGATGCTTTATACGGAAACTCTATCTTAATAGCAGAAGTACCCGCCAGTAGTAGTAGCCTAATTGTTTCGGATGCTGGTACAGGAACCTACTTCATTAAAGCTGTAGACGATACCACTAGCGGGTCTAACACATCTGTTAACGCTTCTCAGTTTATTACTACCAGCCAAACTATAGAAGAGTTTAATGCTGTCGCCACCTTAACAGAAAGCCCTACTTTTGCAGGGGTTAAGGTTAATACTTCTAAAATCGAGGGACAACTTAGGTTAAGTACAACGCCCCTACTAGACTCGGTATCTGGACTATGGGATGACAGAACGGGCAATCTTGATGACTTTACAGGCTTTGAGCCACAAGGGTTCTACTACTTCTATAACACTTTGGACTTAGGCAGTCAGTTTACAAGCAGGGTAAACTACGGGTTCATCAGTACTAGGTGGGACTATACTCAAACCTTTGACCTACAAACAGGTAACTTTGATGATAGGGGTGGCAACTTTGACGGCTCTGGTGAGACCTTTGATGACGTAACTGTTGTTGTAGAGCTAAGACACACTAAGGATGATCCCGCAGGAACTCCCACTTGGTCAGACTGGCAAAGTTTTTCTGTGACTGACATAACTGCCAGAGCGTTTGAGTTTAGGGCTGTACTAGAGAGCACTAATTTAAATGCTACCCCTTCTGTAAGTGACCTGTCTATTAGTGTAGATATGCCTGACAGGGTTGTTGCTGGTAATGACATAACATTTGTTGGGTCTACTAACGTAAGTTTTGGTAAAGCCTATGCTATAATACCAGCTATAGGTATCTCCTTAGCTAACCTGACAGACGGTGATAGATACACTATAACAAACAAAACAAAGTCAGGTTTTACTATGAACATTTTCACAGGTAACTCAGTAAGTACAAACCCTGTGACACTAGACTATGTAGCTAAGGGCTACGGAAAGGAACTTCTATAATGTCGCAGCACGACTTTAACATTCTTAATCAAACCTTCCCCGACACTAGGGCAGACTTGAATCTGGCACTTGCAGCACTAGCATCTAACTCTTCTGGTGCCGACGAACCTTCTACTACTTATGCTAATCAGTGGTGGTATGAGACTGACACTAACAAACTAAAAATCCGTAATGAGGATAATAACGCTTGGATAGAAATCGCTACTTTAGACCAGACTGCCGATAATGTATTATCTATTAACACTCAGTCTATTACTACTCAAGGGTTGACTCTAGGTGCAACAGCATTGACTGCAACTGGTGCTGAAATTAATGCTCTTAAGGTGCAAGGTAAAGAGACTATCTATGTACCAGCGTCTGCTATGTACCCTAATACCACCAATGGCTCTTCTGGGTCAGAACAAGTAGAGCTTACCAATGGACCAGAACTTAAGGTACTTGATTTTGACCCTAGCACTGCTGAGTATGCACAGTTTAGTGTTGTCTTCCCTAAAAGCTGGAATGAAGGTACTGTAACCTTTCAAGCGTTTTTTACTGTGAACGGCACTGATACAGGTACGGTTGGTTGGGGCTTATCTGGTGTAAGCATTGCAGATGACGTAAGCACAGATACCGCTTTTGGCACTAATGTTTTAGCTACAGCTAAGGCGCACAGCGGAGTTGCTAACGATCTGGACGTAACAGCGGAGAGTGGGCCTGTGACCATAGCTAGTGCTGCTGAAGACTGCTACACCTTCTTCCAGATTATGAGGGATGCCACTAACGATACTCAGACAGCAGATGCTAGATTGATGGGTATAAAACTGTTCTTCACAACAAACGCAAAGAATGACGCATAATGACTGGGTTTGGCTATAACATAAACGGGTTTGGTGTCAGTGGAGGGGGTGGTACAGCTACCTTGGTTACTCAAGCACTGATAAACAGCCAAGAGAACTACAACACTGTTGTGGCGTCTGATTTTGTAGGTTCTGGTGGTACAATTATTATACCCGCTGGTTTCTGGGTGTTTAGTACAACTAACGCTCTTACTATAGACGTTGACGATATAACAATAGAGAATTACGGCAAGATTGTAGGTAGGACGAGAGGTATTTCTATCGGTGCATCAGGTGCAACTATTAACAACTACTCTGGTGCTTTTATTGCTGGCGGTGGTGGCAGGGGTTCACAAGGTAGAAACGGCACTCCGGGCTATGGCGCTGGTTCCTCTGA